AACTCAAAAAGTATTCCTGTATTCTTGTACTTTGAGTGTTTTATCGTCCCTAGCATTGAAATTTATTTTATATAAATATATCTGTATATATCATTCCCTAATCTGACGTTCGTCCAAAAGTCCTTCTCCTTTGTCGTCACTTTCAAATACTAACGTCTTTTTGTTAAGATCTATACTTTCTAATAACTTTTTATTTTTAAAAAACTCTCCTTTCGTACTTTCCAAAGCTAGTGGAGATCCACCTTTGAAGTCTTGTTTGATCGGATTACTTTCCAATCCTCTATCCTTCATACCTGCTACTCCAAGTCTATCCTTACCAAAGTTATCGTCTTGTGTGTTTCTATCTGTCACATTTGTTACAGGTCTACCTAGTGGTGGTTTTTCGTTGTAGTTCAACGGTACATTTGCAGCCTGGTTAGCATCGTTACGGTCTTTGCCGTATAAGGTAGCCAAGTCGTGAGGTGTTCCATATGATCTACCTGTCTCTAATGGATCGTTACCTTCATTCATAATTTGATTAAGACGGAAGGCTCTCTTCTGATCTTCTCTAATTAGATCCCTATACTCGTCATATTGATCTTCGCTGAAGTGGAATACGTTATCGTATACCCAATCGGATGGAAGGAGTTTCTTGTCTAAGATGTCTCCTGCCAATGATACTTTTTCTTTCATCAAAGCAATCTTCTCTTGGTCATATATAATCGACGGAGTAGTCATTCCTAATTCAAAATTAGTAAGAGCTTCTCCTGTGTATCCTTGGACATATAGGTGAATCAATCCAATCTTAGTAAGTTCTGATACAATGATTCTTTGAATTCTTTCGATTGTTCTTGCAAAACGAATATCTTGGGATGCTAGTGTTGCTTTACCTTCTAAATCTTTCTCATATCCCATGAAAGCTTTAGGTATCTTGAGAGCGGCAAATAATTTATCTCTAAGGTATTCAACGTCTTTAATGCCATCGTAATCTAAACCTTTTGTAGTATCGATTTTAGTAGATGTGTCGTTTCCTCTGATTGGGATAAAGAAATCTTCCATCATGTTCTGCATATTGAACTTGAGGTTGTACTCTCCTGTCTGCTGGTCTACGTATGGAGTTCTTTTCATCTTAGAGATTGTCTTTTGGATAAATCCATCAACCTCTTGAGGTGGAATACCTCCTACGTTAATGTAAAACACTCTCTTCTCGGGTGCTCTTACGATACGGTGTACTAACATCGCATCTTCCATAAGGGTATATTGTTTAAACAACTTACGAGCTGGTTCAATATATGAACGTCCATAAGGTAGGAAGTTTACATCAGACAATAATCTAAAGTGAGCCATTTCGTAATTATCAAAATAGATCGTATTCGAAGTCTCTAATGCTGTTTGAATACCTCCGTAGTACCCTGAGCTTCCTCCTCCAAGTCCGTCTGGATCAAATTTGAATCGTACTGCTGATGGGTTGGTTTTGTTAAATCCTTCCTCTCTTACGATGTTGTAAGGTGTATAGGGAATAACGTTGTATACTCCAAACTTCTCAGCAATTTCTAACTTCAAAAAGAAGTCACCATATTTACACATTTGTCTAATCCATGACCACATATTAAACTCGATGTTCATTACATCGTAGTATAAATTATAAAGTAGTTTTTGTATAGACTCATCAGAGCTTCTGATCTGTAGAACTTCTCCCATGTCGTTCTTTAGTGTAGATTCATCAGCTAAGATATCCAACGCTGATGCGATAATTGCATCGGTATCCATTGCTTCGTAATCTGAATAAAGTTGAATACGGAGAGTTTGGTAATTGAGTGCTGGATTGTATACGGGAGCTGCTCCAGTTAAGTGGAGTCTTGTAAATCTATCGTACAGGGAGTTAGTCTCAATTTGACCTGAAAGTTGGATTGAGTTGATATCGATAACCTTTAATTGGTTACCTCCTACATTCCTAACTATAACATCAGTTGAGAATAATCTTTTTAATCTACTAAATACAGAAGTATCTGCCATTGGTTTTTGTTATAAATATACTACATAAGTTGTTTATAGACAACTCAGAACAGCCAACGGATATCCTCTTGCCCTCCATTAACATTCATTTGGTATGGATTTTGGGGTGTAGCGTCGTTATAATTTTTAGGAAGAAACGTATCAACTTTAGTCATATTATTAAACATACTTCTGCCCATATCCCAGCTTTGTCCTCTATATCTCAGTGCTGTATCTCTTGTATATAACCCAATGGCAAAGCTCATAACTAAATCATCATTGTATCCTGATAGTGCTTCTGCTCTTCCGTTTTTCCAAATAAATACTCTCATCTCCTCTAGTAGTCGTTTAGATTTAAAAACAACACTACCCTCTCTCACATACTCCTCCATCTTAGCTATAATCATTGGACGAGTTTTAGCTGATGTGGTAAATCCTGGAACCATCTTAGATGGATCTTCATATGAGTTTATATACGTTTCTACTGCGTTCTGCTCTCCTTTAACTGTGTAGTGTAGGTTCGCATAGCCTAAAGCAATTACATCCTGTACAACCGCCCATCCTATATTTGCATTCTCAATTACGAGAAGTGCTGAGTTGTATTCTGTTGCTACTGCTGCTAACAACTGTGCGTACTCTTTTGTTGGTATCTGGCCTCTGTACTCTGCCACCTGTGTGCAGGTTGCTAGATCCATTACGTGAAATGCTGAGTAATCTTTTCCATCTCCTCTTGCTACATCGGCATGAACCATGTACTGCTTATTCCAATCTACTGGTTCCCATACCCAAAGGTTTCTATCCATCCCTCTACGTTCGATTGGGTCTTCGATCATTGGTAAATACTGCTCTAGTACATCCGATGTGAATACCACATCTCCGGATGTATCGAAGTTACAGTCACACTCCTGTGCTGCCATTCGAGGTCCTAGTAGTTTATCTTGTGTATCTCTCCACTCTTGATCCCTCTCTGGGTGTACGCTCCAAGGTAATTTGATTGTGAGAAAGTCGTTCTCTCCTGATTCTCCTCCTACCCATGTCTTGTGAAACCAGTTACCTGCTCCGTTTGGAGTTGATAATACCACTGCTCCTCCACCCGTTGCGAGTGTTTGCTGTGCAGAAGCCCATATTTCTCCGATACCATCGATGAATGCTGCCTCATCAATCAGCAATAGTGACACTGCTTCTGAACGACCTGCATCGGATGCAGCTGATACTGCTTTGATTTGAGAGCCATTTGCTAGTCTTAACGAAAGTTTATTGTTCTCATCTGCTGCTACTTTGAGCCAAGATGGTAGGTGTTCATACATAAAACGCACCTTTGTAACCATGTTCTTAGCTGTTTCTTGCTTAGTTGCAATACAAAGTACGTTTTTATCCTTGTGAAACAGCATCAACCATAGAGAGTATCCTGCACCAAGTGTGGAAATTCCCAACTGTCTCGACTTTAGAACGATGTTATACTTGTTATTTTTCCACAAATTCAACACTTTTCCTTGGAAAGGGTATAGGTTAAATATGATTCTACCCTTCTGAGGGTGTTGGATATAGCAATACTTCTTCATAAAATGCGCTGGATCTTGTGCGCATTTCACAAATTCTTGGCGGATTGCCTCTCTCAAATCTGGTTGACTCATAGGAATAATATCGCTAAAACTGTTAAAGCTAGCCCCAAACCTCCTGTCCAATTACGTTGAGTTTTGTACTTTTCAACGTCGTTTTTTAACCCTGTTACTTGTAAAACTCGTGCAGAATCTACTTTTTCCCAGTTCGAAATCTGTGTTAAATGTATGTTTTGATTACTGTCTAGCTTGTGGATAATGCTATCGTTTATATGTTTTATAATAATATAATCTCCAATAATACTATCTTTCGTTAAAACCTCTTTCTTACATAGATCATACCTTTCCAAATCTTTTGTAATTTTAACTACAATCGACTTAGGTAGTAGTATTAATGAATCACTTGTATCTTTCTGAGAGAAGCTTAGTAAGCTCATCAGAAGACAAGCTATCAATACGCTTAATTTTTTGCTCATAATCTTTTTTTATTTTATCTAAATTATCCTCTTTTCTATCGATTCCTGCTTCTACTTTGTTAATTGAATCTCTTAGTCGAGAGATGTCTTTGTTGTTAAGTTCTACGAGAGTATTTAAACTGTCGTTGTAGTTTTTTAAACTATCAATTTGACGTTCGTACTTATCTGTGTCGTGTGGTTGTGGTTTAGGTTCTTTATGTAAATACCATCCTAACCCTACTGCTACCCCTATGGATAGGATCCACAATATTACTATGTTTCTCATTATATACTTTTTACTATTGATTCTCCTGCTACTATTCCTTGAATAATTGATATCATTGGATTTGTGTAACCTAATATACCCCCTACAACGTAGATGTTCTCCATATTACATAGAGTGAAGTTTTTATTAATTTGCAAATTGGATGGTGTTGAAATCTTGAATGGTACTTCTCCTAAGTTTGCAGCATACTCTCCTAGTGAGTGTGCTGTGCCATAACCGCTGTTTCCTGTGGCGAGTACTAATTTAGTAAATTGTTGCTCTTGCTTGTAATCAGCCTCTTCCTTATCGTAAATGATATAATTGCTTATTTGTGTTATAGGTCTGCATGTTGCTTTGTCTTCTATTGTGACTTGCTTGTTTCTAAAATCCGCCCAGGTCTTTCTTGTAAGATATGTTGTTGCTTCTGTGTCCAACTCTATGCAGTTTTCACGGTCTGTTACTCCTCCGTTTGTATATCTCGTAATAAATTCAGTTGCTTGTTGTATTTTTGCTTTAAGATCTAGTAGATCTAGATAATCGTTTAGCTCTTCTAGCTCCTGTGGATCTTTAGATAGTGTAAGTTGATCTGTCCAAGTGTTTCCTCCAAATCCGTAAAATTCATTACGATTCCATGGATCTACTCCTTCGTGTATCATTATCACTTCCTGTGGTGAAACACTATTCTGTAGTAGTGTATCTACTACTGCCAATGCTGCTAATCCTGCCCCTATAATTGTTATTTTGCTGCTCATAATTTGTGAATCTTCAAAGTAAGATTTCCTGTTCCCTTAATGACTCTATGCCATTCGTGCCTGGGTATAAATATGGGCTGATTCATGCTTGTTGGAAGTTTGTTATCTAGCTGCAGTTTCCAATCTGTTTCTCCTACTATCTCAACTAACCGATCTTCATCATCTCTATGCCACATAAGTTCTATAGGATCGATGTTTTGTGAAAACTCTCTAAGAATATACTTATCAGCTACTTCTAAATCTTTATACGGTTTCATTCATATCGTAATAAAAAGAATCTCCATCTTCGGTAATCCATCTATCAGATTGATTCTCCACGCTTGGAAGTTCTGTATCTACTTTATATTGCTTTAGATTCTCTGG